CCTTTATGAAGTCCATGCTCACCTTTACATACAGTTCGTCAGGGCATGTCAGCCAGTAGTCGTCGAGGATCTCCATGATCCGCTGGTACTCGTAACTGTCTTTGAAATATCTCCTCATTTTTCCCCTCAAATTCCGTTAGGATCTGTGTGCCCCTTATCTGACACCACCCCCCTAGGGGTGTCAGATTTGGGGTCAGATCCAGGCACCCGATAGGGTAGGTATCAAAATTTATATATATATACGTTTTGATACCCCCCTGTCAGCCTGTCAATTTTGTATTTTGACAGGGCTATTTTTTGACACGTTCCCAGTACAGCTGCGGCTTCCCTTCGGGCACCTGTTCAAGCTCGTATCCGGCGCTCCGGAGGCGCTCTTTTGCTGTGTTCCTGGACAGCTTTTCGTATACGCTGTACGCATCCATGAATCGCCCTATCTGGAACTTCCCGTCCAAATCGATGACTCTGTTTACTGCATCGTGGACGTGTTCGTTCTTTTCCTTTTGCTTTGCTTCGCTGATCTTCCTCTTCTGCTTGGCTGCCTTCGTTGCCGACGTCTGGACGATCTCTTCATCCAGGTATGGATCCATGCGGTGCACCGGATACTCCCACCAGAAGCTCACAGGCTTCTTGTTCGGGAACTCGCGCAGCACATACTCCATGCGCCATGCTGTGTGCACCTCGTTGACCTCGTCCTCCATCTCCAGCTGCGTCATCGTGAGGATCGCATCCGGGTCCCGGCTGAAGGTGCCTGCACCGGCGCCCCTGTCGATCGTGTCGCGGTCGCCGCCTGTGCCCTTGGCAAAGTGATGCGCGTAGATCACGCTGGCGCCCGTCTCACGGGCGATCCTGTCGAAGTGACCTACCATCCGCCCGATGTCAGAGTTGCTGTTCTCGTCGCCATCCATGACCTTGTAGAGCGGGTCTATGATGATCGCGGCGTAGTCTTTGCCTGCCTCTCGGATGATGTGCGGTGTCAGGTCTGACAGCGGCATTGAGAAGCCTCGCAGGTTCCAGATCGTAAGGTTCTCGGCATGAATATCGAAGTTCATCCCCATCGCCTTGTAGATCGCTCTGAAGCGGTTGTAGCAGCTGGCACCGTCGATCTCCATGTTGACGAACAGGACTTTGCCCTGCCGGCATTCAGATCCGAACCATTTCATCCCCTCTGCGATGCCGATTGCGAGCCGCATCAGCGCGAAGCTCTTGCCGGCTTTCGACGGTGCGGACACGATCATCTTGTGACCCTGCCTGAGCACGCCGTCGATCAGCACCGGTGCCAGAGGCGGAGGATCGTCCCATACGGTGTCCAGCCGCACAGGATCCGGAAGTATCCGAACCCCGCTGTGTTTGGTGTACGGATGCTCCGGTACCCATCCGCGTTCAAACGCGGGAAAGACTTCCTTCTGCAGCTCCTCCATGGTCAGCGGAGGGACACAGCGTGCGTTGTTCTCGGCTATTATTGCAGCCGTTATCGCTTCCTGGCTGAGCCCCCTGTCTGTCAGTGACCCGATCATGCGGATCAGGTTGTCTGTCCTGCTCCCCTCGGAGAACGTGTCCGGCATTTGTGCAGCCTGTGTCTCCTGCCGCTTCCGCGATCCCAGGAACCGCCGTACCTGCGCGTTGTCGCGCGGAATCTCGTAATCCATGGACATCGCATCCCACTCGTAGATATTGCCGTTAGGATGGACGGAAGGAGGCGCTACGACGTATCCGCCTTCCGCCCTGATGTCTACGTGTTTGATGATCCCGGCGGCGTTCTTGAACGGTTCCGAATCGAAGTAGTAATAATGCTCTCCTCCGGATCCCGTCAGACATGTCAGTGTGTCGGGCAGGTCACCGTTTACCAGACACCACTCACGGAGCGATGTGCTTCCGGAGCCGCCGTGCCCGTTGTCGACGTCGATCACCACCAGACCGCCGGAAGCGGAGCCTGTGGCGATCCCGATGTTGCAGTCTGGATGTTCGGTCCACCAGCTGAGGATCTGCTCTTTGTCGGTGGTCGCATCTTTGCAGCCGTGCGCTGTTGCCGGTGTCTTTCCTTTTGGTTTGAGAGGGAATACAGCGAAGCCTTTCTCTGCCAGATTCAGTGCTTCCGAGAGAAAGTCTGTCATAGTGATTCCTCCTATTCTTCCAAAAAGATGATCGTGACGTCGGCGCGCGGCTCTTCGTCGTATTTCTTGCTAGCAAACATGGTGACGATCTGTGCATCGTCTTTCCATGCGATGCCGTTCAGACCGTCCAGAACAGCCTTCTGGACGTTGTCCAGATCCGGCTTTGATACTTTCCTCAGCCATCCCAGGATCGCTGCTGTCTGCTTCTTCTTGGACCAGCTCATGGGGATGGGAAAATATGCATATATGTGTACCTCGACGGCATCTGGTGAAGGCACCCAGTCAGGGTAGGCATTTTTGAATGCTACCCTGACGAGGTTTTCATAGGAGGCCGTCGCTCGATCGGTGTAAGTGCGCCCGGTGGCGCGCACGAATCTGGGCCTGCCCTTGCCGTGCGGCTCTCCGGGGATCGTGAACTCGAGCTTGCCCATCAGAACGGGAGATCCTCTTCCGTCAGCTGAGGCTTCTCAGGCACGATGTACTCGCGGACTTTGTTATTCTTCTTGCCGTTGTATGTCTCAATGTAGATCTCCGCGTTTCCGATCGCAGAGACCAGCTTGTCAGCGATTTCTTTCTCGCCGGCGCTTTCCGGGATCGAGAGACCGCAGCTCTCTACCAGTGTCTTGAGCTTCCTCATCGAGTAGCCGTGCGATCCGTCAAGGAAGATGTCGTCCCAGACCTTGCGCGCATTGCCGTTGGGCATGTCGATGCGCAGCGTGATGTGCAGTCTGTTGCATGCTTTGATCTTCGCTGAGCCGTCGTATGACTGGATCTTGACCTCTTCAATCTGAAATTCATACTTGCCCGCCGGGATCGGCTCGAAGCCTGTATCCTGCGCAGCGTTCTTTGTGTCGCCGAATTTGAATGCCATTATTTCTTTCCTCCTATAACCTTGGCCATCTGATCAATATGGTTGATCATGTTTCTTACTGTCGCATCTGACAGATGCATATATGTCTCGCCTTCCTGGACACGGGCAGACGATACGAGCCACTGGTTAAAGCGATCCTCTGAGACCCCTCTGTCAGCGAGCCAGCGCACGAGTATGTCCCGGACGTCCTCTTCTACGGGCTCCTCCACAGGCACGCTTGTAGGCGTGTCTATAGCCAGTTCTGTGTGCTGTTTCTGCGGTTCCACCATTCCGTCGTAGATCTGTTTGATCTCGCTGAAGTCCAGCTTCATCCGGTCCGGAAGACCGTACCTGTTCTTCGCATCGTATGTCGGCTTATGGTTCGCGTACATGTAGCGCTGCGCGACGCCCTTCGCCTTGTTCTTTCCGTTCTCCTCGACGACCATGACTTCATAGTTCATGAACAGCAGGATGTCTGACCATTCCTTGACGATCGGTGCGACCTTCTTGGATACCTTCAGTTCCCACCTGTCATAAGGTGGATCGTCCGGGCTCTCGAGCTTCCGCATCTGGGCGTGTCCGAGCAGTGTCACGTTGACGCCCTTGGCGATCAGCTTGTCGAGCCTTGTCAGCAGATCCTTACTGAAGCGCTCCTGCAGGGCTGTGTATCCCTTGCCATAGCCTCCGCCGTACTTCTCGATGGAGTCGCATCTGCCCTCCTCGAGCAGTGCGACGGTGAGCAGAGCCTCGGCACGGTCGATGGTATCGATGACCAGCGTCTTGCAGCACTCCGGCTCTTCGATGACTGCATCGATCTCAGCCAGGAGCATCGCCCAGCTGTCCGGCTTCGGGAGCCTGGCGACGTCGAGCGTCTTGGTTCCTTCCTCGATGTCGATGAACAGCGGGTCAGGGAACTTCGATGCGAAGGTCGACTTTCCGATGCCTTCAGAGCCATACGCACAGAGCCGGATTGCGTGCTTGACTTTGCCGCGTGTAATGGTGAACTTCATACCAGTGCCTCCAGATAGTTCGCAGCGCGTGCACACAGATCGCACATCCGCTCCAGTTCCTTCGGTGCCTGCTCCGGATCTGCGTCATATCCGGCGTTCAGATCCTCGATCAGCTGTCCGATATCGTCCTGCCGCTTGAGCAGGATCTTGCGATAGTCCATCAGCGCGAGCAGTGTGTCATTGACTGCTTCATAACCATATTTGAGGATCAGCCCCTTCGGCACGTCGTAGAGTGCGTAGCTGCACAGTGCCAGCTCTCTGTACTTGTTGAAATCTTCGTCCTCGAAGATCCGTTCGCATGTATATGTGTGTCCGTTGATGATGATGTCCGTCATGATTTCGTTCTGTATCTCAAGCGTTGTGCTCATAATAAATCCTCCAGCATATCTGTAAACTCTTCTCCCAGTGCTTCTGCGTCGTCCCGGCAGATCTCTGCCTCCGCCTCGCTCAGATGCGTAACGATCCACATCAGGGCGAAGTACACGCGCTTGTGCACCTTCTTGGCATTGGCTGCCTTCCATGCTTCAATGTCGTCATCGACTTCGGTATAAGCCGGATCGAAGCGAGACCAATAGATCTCCAAGTCTCTGTCACTGAATGCCATCACTTCACCTCGATGCAGCTGTCCTGCAGCTTCTGGATCGCCGTGCTCTGGAGCGCGGTCTTGTTGGTCAGATTCAGGATCTGGATCTCTGCAACGTCTGCCTTCTTCGTCAGCAGGTCGCACTTGTCGGCATTGGATTCTGCCACGACGCACACAGCGTCGATCCGTTCCTTGAGTACCTGCGTAGCCTGAAACGCGACATTGTGTGCTTCGGTCATCTTGTCGATCATCCCGATGATCATGTCATGCGTGTGCGAGAGCCTGTCCAGCACCACATACATCACGATCTGGATGACCAGCAGTATCAGGATTGCAAATATGATCATGGTCATAAGTCGCCTCCGAGAATGTACTTCCGGAAGTGATTGATGTCTCCCGGATAGTCGGTGTATCCCTGATCGTTGATCCCGACGAAGATGAGCGTGCCTACCAGATTCATCCGGAACAGGTCGCAGTTGTGCGGAAGACCCAGAAGCTTCCCGTCCTCGTTACAGAGAATGGCAATGCCTTTGCCGATCGGGACGGTCTCGATGTTGCCGCCGACGATCTCACTGATCGCCTTGTCATCGTTGGGGATGCGGTCTTCATGCCCGACGATGTCGAGCGGTCTCTTGACGATCACTCTGATCTTCTTCATGCGTCCACCCCGATCATGTACAGAAAGATGCGGAGCGTGAGGTACGATCCTGCGATCGTGAATGCCGCCAAGACAAGGAAGTCCTTGATCTTCGGGTTCAATTTTCTTCTTTTCATAAAACCTCCATGGTATAATTGGAGTGTTCAAAATAGAACACCAATTTACTTGTGCGCCTCTCTGATTAGCCCTCGGGATGCGCATTTTTTATTAGGTGCCTAAGGGTCTGCAATGTGAGCTGCTCTACTGCACACACGCTCTCAATGGTCACCTTGTGAGGTTCTGCGCGGTAACTGCCGAACTTCTCATCATCGAGCTTGTCGGCTTTCGCGTAGATCCTGTTTGCCGCCAGCTGAGAACAGCCGAGCAGTCTCATTACTTCGACCTTCTTCAGATAGCGTTCTCCCAGAAGCTCCTGTCTGGTCTTCTTCCTCTGAGCCATCAGTCCATCCTGTCGGTCATGTAGATGTGGTTCGCCAGTTCGGTCATCGAAACGCTGCAGACTGTTGACTCTGTCTTGGGGTCCCATTCGTAGATGCCGATATCTGACCAGCCGATGACCGGCTCGTGCATCGGTGTGTTGCACAGGTAATAGTTCTTGTAGGATCTGCGCTGGAACTTGACCCAGAATCTGTCTTTCCAGTTCATCATCAGCATTCTGACTGTGTGGTTCGACGACTCATAGTCCACCGCCCAGTTCGCGGGATCCTTGACGTACAGGACTGCCTTGTCCCTTGTGATTGGTTTTCTTCCCATTTACCCTCCTTTGAATTCGTTCACTTTTGCAAACACCGGAGAAAGCGCTTCTGAGAGCCTTTTGTTCTCGGACGATAGAATGTCCATCAGTTCTCGTAAATCTCCGCTCCCTGCCTCTACCGCCGCCTTCCTTCGCATTCTGTCGATGTAGAAGTTCAACGCGTCTTCCGGCGTCCTGTGGTATGTAATGTTGTTTGTCCAGTCGTTGTCTGTTCTCGGAGTCTTCTTCAGTTTGCACAGGTTCCATGAAATCTCATCTGGAACAAGATACCAACGACCTTCGATGTGAAATGCTCCCACTTTTCTCCTCTCTTTGTTACCTATCAGGTAACGTTTTGCTTAAAAAAATTAGTATTCGATTTTTTCTGCCGGGATCCCGGTGGCTTTCGACAGTTTGACGATGTCGTCCGCTGTCATCCTCACCCTTCCGGAAGAAACGTCTTGCAGGTGCTGAGGCTTTATGCCTGCAAGTTCCGCGAGCTTCTCAAGGCTGATGTCTAAGTAGGCACCCAGCATCTTGAGGTTGAATTTAATATCCTCCATCAATCTCCTTTCCGTTAACTCTCGGTTAACTGACACAATAATACGTTACCTATTAGGTGACTGTCAACGGTTTTTTTGTAAATTATACAAAATAGCGGTATTATGTAATTAACAAAGAGGTAACTATCATGGCAAATAATGATCGTAACAAAGACCTGAACGCCGAGATCGGCAGATGGCTCGCACATCACAGAAAACTTAGAAAACTGTCACAGGCTGAGGTTGCCGAGTGCCTTGGTGTCACAAAAACAGCGGTTCATTATTGGGAAACCGGCAAGCGTATGATTTACGCAAAAACCATGATGGACTACTGCCATCTTCTGGATATTGATCCGCAGGATCTTGTGCGGGATGTGACCAACACCCGGAAGGAGTGACCACCTATGCCCGTTTATAAAGACACCCAGCGCTCGAGCTGGTACGTGAAATACTCCACCAAAGACCCCGTAACCGGAAAGCGGAAGCAGGTGATGAAACGCGGCTTCACCAGACGCGCAGATGCGGTGAAGTGGGAAGCACAGCAGACAGCCTCTTCCGCGTCTTCTACAGGGGTTACCTTTACCGAGATGGATGAGATGTACATTGCATACAAGAACCCCCGCAGGGAAGCCACCAGACAGCAGGAACGCTACCGGGTGCAGACCTACATGGCGCCATTCAAGGATAAACCGGTCGACCGCATCACCAAGGCAGAGCTGATGCGCTGGTATTCGGATCTGATCGCTCTGGATCTGTCTGAGCAGGTGAAAAACTACTGCATCTATCTGGTTAGATCCGTCTTCAAGTTCGCATCCGACACCTACGGCATACCCAATCCGACCGGGCAGCTGAAGAAGATCCGGATGCCGAAGAAGCAGGGATACACGGTCTGGACTCCGGATGAGTTCCGACAGTTCATCTCAGAAGTGCATAGCCCGGTATATGCAGGTCTGTTCACGTTCATGTACTACACCGGCACCAGACGCGGGGAAGCGATGGCTGTGAGAGCCTGCGACATCGATCCAGACGCACGCACAGTGAGAATCGAGCATCAGATCAAATACGCGGAGGAAGGCTTCACAGAGCTGAAAACAGAGGCCTCTGAGCGCGTCCTGCGGCTTCCGGAGAAACTGTGGTCTGCGATCCGCCCGCTGTATGAACGCTGCACTGAAGATGCGCCGTTTCTGTTCGGCGGAGAGCGGTGCCTGGCGATCACGAGCATCCAGCGGCAGTTCACCAAGGCCATCAAGGCATCCGGAGTCCGGCAGATACGGCTGCACGATCTGCGGCATTCCTTTGCCACAAATGCCATAAACTCCGGTGCAAATATCGTCGCGGTATCCAAATATCTTGGCCATTCGACCATAAATCAGACCCTCGAAACATACACCCACCTGCTTGAAAAGACAGACGAGGATATGGTCAAAAAGATGGATGATCTGATAAACATATAAATTTTAGGTATCATTCGGGTATCACAGAAACAAAAAAGCCTTATTTTACAAGGCTCTTTTTACTATGGCGCGGAAACAGGGATTCTATCATAGACATTCATAAACGCGAAAAGTGTTGAAAAATAAGGCTTTTTTCTTCATAGACATACATCGAAAATCATGTTTTTTCACCTTTTGGGTATCAAACGGGTATCACGGGCATAAAAAAAGAGCCGGGCACCAGCCCGGCTACAACAGCACTTTTATCGTAAATTGTTCAGACCTTGGAAGGCTTCGCCATGATTTCATCATGGATCTTCGTGCCTGTGGCATTGAAGCCCAGATTATGGTATGCCTCGCCGAGCGAGTGCATCTCCTCCTGGACCTCTACAGGCACCTCGTCAGCGTCGCGGTACTTGCGATAGATCGAATACATGTCATTCCTCAGCAACGCGCCGAGCGCCTGCCGCTCAGCCTTCGAAGCGGTCTTCAGTTTCTGGATCCTGCCGATCAGGAACCCGACCAGCAGAGATACCACGCCCGAGTATATCGGGGACAACAGAGCCCATGAGTTCACTGTGATTCACCGTTTTCTTCCGGATAAGCGAAATCTGACGAATCTGCCAGCCCTTCGCCGATCATGTACCCGACGATCGAAGCTGCCTGCAGGATCAGTGATCCAATCTGTGCAGCCTCAGATTCAGATCTGCCGAGAAAGATCAGCAGACCTGTTACGAATCCGACAACAGCCAGCCAGAGCTTGCGTGATGTCAGTTTCCTCTTCCAATCGATATTCATACTTTAGCCTCCCCCGTCAGTTTGCCTGACTTTCCAAAATTCAGTGTCAGCATGATGTCGCCCGTCTGCATGGCGCCGGTTCTCGGGCTGAAGTAGTACCACTGAGCCACGCCGTGCCACTCGAGCCAGTGAAGGCCTGTGATCATCACGCCGTTGTCGCGGAAGAAAAACCAGTCGTATCCGCCGGACCATTTGAGCTTCTGCCAGCCTGTCAGCGGCTTGTCGTTCCTCAAGTAGTACCATCTTCCGTTTTTCTTTTTCCAGCCCGTGTAGGGCTCTGCGAAGGCCTTCAGGCGCAGCGCTCCGAGTGCATCAGAGAAGTCTGCACTCTTCAGCAGGAAGCCGCGATTGCCGCCCTGATTCTGCCCGAACTCTTTACCCGGAGACACATAAAAAGCGATGTGGCTGGACGGGTGACTTTTGGATCCTTTCGCCCAGATGACGACATCGCCGTCCCGGAAGTCCTTCGGATTGGTCACATAGTCGAAGTACTGACCGTAGCCGAGCGCGTCCCGGCTGTACCAGTAGCCGTCCGCCCAGTTATTCGGTGTTGGCTTCACCGGGACACCGAACTCACGGCAGAAAACACGGAAGTCGTCGACACACTGGACACCATACGCGCCGTCGTCGTCGATCGCCTTGCCGTTGTATTTTTCGAAAAACTCTTTAAATGTCTTCATAGGTTCCTCCGTGTATCGGCTGATATCACCATACATCACATCTTTGTCAATTGGATTGCTCGTATACTGATGCATGCTTCCTATATCTGAATAATCGCCGTGCCTTTCACCGTCGTTGGTAGCGCCATAATGTGCGATCCATTTGTCAAAAGCAGGGCAGTCAATCAACCGCCCTGACCCGTACAGCCATGAATGAGATGCATATATGCCTGCGTAGTATCCGGCATCTCTGATCTTCTCGCAGAAGGCTTCACAAATCGCACTAATGTTGCTCCGATCCATCTGCCATCCGTGCTTCTTTTTATACCCGTCTGCGTCCTCCATATCGAACCAAACGCCGCATTGGATGTGATGTCCTGCGATGGTCTTCAGACACGCTTCTGCCTCGTCTATGGCGCTCTTCTGATTCAGTGCATAACTGTACCAGTACACGCCATAAGGTATGCCGTTGTGTTCGCATTTCCTCACATTCGCCTCGAACCACCTGTCGGTGCTGATGTCGAAGCCTGCTCGGATAATGACGAAGTCGTGGTCATACTGTGACAGGTCTATGTCTCCGTTGTGCTCGGATATATCTATGCCAAAGAGCATCAGACTTCATCCCATCCATAGACCGACGGCTCATATGTATTGTAGTCAATAGTGCTGATCCAGTGCCGCTCCAGATGGCTGACCTTTGCGCCGATCCTGTATGCGTCCGTGCTTCCTGTCGGCTGTACCCAGTCTGGATACTCGATCGAAGGATCGTCTACACGCACCCACAGGGACGGACTGTCGGCAGGTGTCCATGTAGGCTGTGCCGTGTGCGCTGTCAGACATTTATACAGCGTGGATTCGTAGCAGACACGGTCTCCCGTGCTGTATACGGCACTGTTTGACCAACGAGGGAACAACTCTGCACCATTCAGTGCGTCGCTGTCAGACAGGCTTATAGCCGCCTTCTCGATGAGCCTGCGCAGGGCTCTCGCTTTCTCTCTGGTAATCATTCGGCTTCTCCTGTGAGGATGTCGAGCACCTCATCTGCTGTCGCATTATCCTCGATCAAATCACCCTCTGTGTATGTCCTGCCGAACTCCGCAGGGTCGATGGCTTCTTCGTATGCGATGCCATCACGCACAACATATCTGCCTGTATCGGAGTACGTGCGGATGAAAGCCGTCGCTCCGATAGTTAATGCTTCTGTTTTTATCATGCCGCCTCCTAATTGCTTACAGGTGTTCCGTCAACGTAATAATTCTCATACTGACTGCCTTCAATGGCGACGATGCTGTTATTCGCATATCCAAGGATTGTGCTCCAGTTCGTCGCTGACTGATAGGAAGATATCATTGAGGAAGGAACGTACAGCGTACCGCCTGCACCACCGCTTGCAAAGGGTGTGCCGTTGAAATAATTGATATTCCCCATCGGCGGCACTGTACTGGCATTTCGTATGACTAACGTGTTCATGTTCGTGTTATTGATAAAACCGCTTCCGCCTTTTAAATTAGTCACCTTAGGAAGGTCAACTGCTGTGGCACTTGGATTATTGCTGACACTGTAGGTGTTTAACTCCGTTACATTTGGCAGTACCAATGCAGTAAATCTGCAATTTTTCAGTCCGCTATCGTTTACCTTGGTAGCCACAGGCAGAATGATCGAAGTCAGACTTGTGCAGTTCTCAAACATATTCGATGCAACGGCAGTTAAATTTGGTAACGATACATTGTTCAATTTAGAACATCCATAGAACATGTAATTGCCGCTTGTCTGCAAGTTTGGCATGCTGATGCTCTCAAGGTTTGTGTCGCCTCTAAAAGCACTCTGCGCAGACGAAGTTACTGCCGATAAGTTCACGCTATTTAATTCATGACACCATGCAAGCGCCGTATCCTTCAACTTTGTGACTGTACTGTTCGTGTATGCACCGCTCAGCGTTCCGCTCAGTATTTCCACTTCACGATTTGCGCCCCCACCGCTGACATTGACCGTCAGCGAACTTATCGTCGTGGTGTCATAGGTATCGTTCTCCGTGACGGTGTCGGAAGACTGTGCCACCAATGCACCATTGGATACGACTTTGCCCTCGTCTTCTGCGCTGTAGGAATTCGGCACTGATACTGATGCCGATGCATAACCAGTCACATCATGCGATCCGTTTTCGCTGATAGTCTTCGTGCCGCTGTCCACTGCTGATGCAGGCACGTTGACTGTGACCTTGCTGTATCCGTCAAGGCTGTCATCAGACGCTTTGTACACGCCGTTTGCGCTGATGGTCTTCGTGCCAAGGTCTGAGCCTCCGCCGCCGCTTTCAATCGCTTCGATTACATCGGCGAGGAAATACTCTTTTCTGGTGACTGGCTCTAACTCCGGCACATCCTGCCCTGCCGCCTTTGCGAGGAAAAACTCCTCACGAGTTACAGGCTCAAATGTGGGTACATCCTGCCCTGCGACTTTAGCGAGCATGGTCTCCTCTCGTGTTATTGGTTCTAAATCTTTCATGATTAACCTCCGAATTAAATCACCAGATTTGTCGGCGCGTAAACGACGGGAATGTCCCTCTATTCATTACCGCCCTCGAGCGCTTCGATACGCTGTACCAGTGCCTCGATCTGGCTTCTTACGGCTTCACCTGCGCTTGCGTAAGTGGTGCCGTCATACCCTGTACGGATGTCTGTGACCTCGCCATTTGCGCTGATCTTGCGCCCGACCACTTTCACGATTGTTGACGGTGACGAGCCTGCCTCAGATTCACTGATGGTCGTACGTGTTGCCGCCACTGAAGTAGCACCTATCCACCTCCACTGTACATGATCGCTAATCAAGATCTTGTTTGCAGAAAAAGTCAGCGACATCTCATCAATC